GGCATCCGAGCAGGATCTCGATGCGGTGCTGGATGCGCTGGTGGCGGCCTTCCGCGCGGACGAGACACTCGGCGGGGTGGTGGATAGCACCATCGTGGGCCAGGACGCCGGCCTGCAAGTTGAGGAAGTCGGCCCGCTGCTGTTTACCGGCAAGCTCTGCCACAGCGCCCGCTGCCGGCTGTCGACGCAACATTTTATTTAGCGAGGAAACATCATGACCCCGAACCCCAATGAAGGCGGCAGTTATACACAGCAGCCCGACGGCACGCTGCAGCGCGTGAGTTATACCGAGGACCACCCCGAGGGCAACCGGCCGCGTGACGCCGAGGGCCGGCCCCTCGCCGCCGACGGCCGCCCGCTGCCGCCGCCGACCAAGCAACCCAAAGTGAAGGAGAAGTGACATGGCCGCTTTGAAATTCCGCAAAAAAGTTCTACTGCTGAAAACCGAGAGCACCTACGGCACCGACTCCGTGCCCACCGGCGCGGCGAACGCCCTCCTCGCCAGCAACGTCGAGATCACCCCGCTGATGAGCGAGCAGGTGACGCGCGAGAACGTGCAACCCTATCTCGGTAGCCGCCAGCAGTTGCATGTCGGGGTGCACGTGAGCCTCGAATTCGATGTCGAGATGGCCGGCTCCGGCACGGCGGCGACGCCTACCAAGTACGGCCCGGCGCTGCTCGCCTGCGCCCATGCGGAGGCCATCACCACGAGCGTGGCCTATACACCGGTCTCGGCCGGCGAAGGATCGAGCTCCATCTACTTCCATATGGACGGGCAGAAGCACGCCCTGCTCGGCGCCCGCGGCACAGCGGAATGGCGCATCAACGCCAAGCAGATCCCGGTGATCCACTTTGCGCTCAAGGGCCTGTACGTGGCGCCCGCCGCCACGGCGGACCCGACCCCGACCTTGAGCGGCTTCACCGTGCCAAAGACGGTCGGCGCGGTCAACACCCCAACCTTCACCCTGCACACGTTCGCGGGCAAGCTGCAGAGCTTTACGCTCACCCAGGGCAACGCGGTGGAGCATATCGAACTGGTGGGGGAGGAGTCCGTGCAGATCACCGACCGTCAGACCACCGGCCAGATCGTGATCGAGGCCCCGGCCTTGGGGACCAAGGACTTTTTTGCCATTGCGCGGGCCGAGACCCTGGGGGCATTGCAGATCATCCACGGCTCCGGTGCGGGCGGCATCGTGCAGATCGACGCGCCCAGCGTGCAGTTGCTGAACCCCACCTACTCGGAGCAATCCGGGCGGGTGATGCTGTCGATGGGGCTCAACTTCGTGCCGAGCTCGGCCGGGAATGACGAGTACACCTACACCACCAAGTAAGAGGGCTGATCATGTTTGTGTTACGCGAAGAGACCGCGCCGCTGCACTGGCCGGTGAAAGTATCCCGCCCGCTGTCCGGCGGCAAGACCGACAGCAGCGGCGGCTTCACCGCGTACTTCCGGGTACTGCCGGAGGCGGAGATCGAGGCACTGAAAGACGCCCCCGATCGCGAGGTACTGGCCGCCATCCTGGTGGGCTGGGGCGAGGACCTGGTGGACGCGGAGCAGCGCCCGCTGCCGTATAGCGCGGAGACGCGGAACAAGCTGGCCGCGGTGCCCTACCTCAAGGGCGCCATCCTGCGCGCCTACTGGGACATGCTCGCGGGGCGTGAAGCAAAAAACTGACCGGGGCTGGCGCCTACTGGGTGGCGCAGGGGCAGGCGCAAGGCAAAGGCCCGGACGAAACGAGCGATGACCTGGAATATTTCAAACTGCGGCCCGAGGGCGAGTTGCCCGGCGCCCCGCGCTATGCGGTGGAGCCGGAGAACTGGCCGGCGGTGCGCGCCTTCCTCGCCGTGCAATCCCAGTTCCGCCGTACCGGGCTGCGCTACGAGGGCGTGTACTGGGGGCTGCGCATGAAGGGGATCCGCTGCACGCCCGATCTCTTCCAGCGATTACAAATGATCGAGGCCGGCGCGCTCACTGCGCTGGCGGAGGAGACTGCCCATGACTGAGATGGTGCTGCAGGTGCGCATCACCGCGGACGGCGCGGAGCTGATCGGGGTGACCAAGCAGGCCGGCCAGGAGATGAATAAAGTCGAGGGCGCGGCGGCAGGACTGACCAAGCGGCTGGTGGGCATGGCCACGGCGTATCTCAGCTTGCGCACGGCGGCAAACCTGATCGCCGAGTTCCGCGCCCAGGAGCGCGCCGTCCAGAAGCTGGATCTCGTGATTGGCTCGATGCGCGGGACCACGGCCGGTCTCTCCCAGCAACTGCAAGGCCTTGCCGCGCAACTGCAGCGCGAAGGCGTGATCGGCGATGAGGCGATCCTGGAGGGTGCTGGCTTCCTCGCCGTGTACGGAAAGATCACCGACGAGCAGTTGCCGCGCACCATGCGCGTGATGACGGACCTCGCGGCCTTCATGGGCAAGGACGTCTCCAGCGCCGCACGGGCGCTCGGCATGGCCGCTGAAGGCGGCACCGAACAACTGCGCCGCATGGGGATCGTGATATCGGACCAGGTAAAAAACTCCGGAGATTTTGCGCGCATCCTGGACGCAGTGGAAGGCAAGATCGGCGGTGCGAACCGCAAGATGGCCGAGGGCGCCGGCGCCTGGGAAAATCTGGGCCTGCGGATCGGGGAGTCAAGAGAGGAGCTGGGGAAACTGCTCGGCACGAATCCTGGCATCCTCGCCTGGGGCAGCGACTTTGCGGACGTGCTGGATCATCTGGGGCGCAAGCTCATGGAGCTTAATATCCAGACCGCCAGCGCCGCGGAGCTTGGCAAGATGCTCAATGCCAGTGAACTCGATGCGCAAGAACGGGAGATCCAGGCCAAACTGAAGCGCAACCGGGACGATTACAGCAGCGCCATGTCCTCGCGCCTCGGGCGCGCCGTGCCGAGCTTGCTGGCTGGATATCTTCGTGCAGGCGAGGCTATTGGGGCACTCCCCCAAAATGCCGAGCTGGAGGAGCAGTTACGGAAGATCCGCGAGGCGCGCCGGCTGATGATGGAGCAAGCGCCGCCCGCCACAGGCGGGGCCAGCGGAGGCGGCACAGGGGTCCCGGCCATCCCCCCCGAGGTGTTAGGCAGTTACAAAGACCTGGTCCTGGAGATGTACAAGCAAAAGGCCCTGTTCGGTGAGACCGGGATGGCGGCCAAGATCCGCTACGAGATCGAGCACGGCGCGCTCGCCGGTCTCGACGCCCCGAAGCAAAATTACCTGATGACGATGGGCAAGGAACTGGCCGCGATGGAGGAGGCCGCGCGCCTGGCGAAGGAGGAGGCCGACGCGCTGGCGGAATTGTCCGACGAGATCATCAACCTCGGCGACAGCATCGCCGAAAAGCAGCGGCGGGAGGTGGAGGCCCGCAATGAGTCGTTCAAGTCCGGCTTCGCCGCGCTGGAGCAATCCCTCAAGACCGAACTGGAACTGGAGCACGAGCGCCACCGGGATTCGCTCGTCACGCTGGCGGAGGCCGAGCGCCAAAAGCTCGATCACACCCTCTCCTGGCAGGCGCTGCGCGAGCGCGTGGAAGAGGAACATCAAACCCGGCTGAAGGACCTCGCGAAAGAAACCAACGACGAGATGTCCGAATTCGCCAAGCAGGCGGCCCGCAACATGCAGGACGCCTTCGGCGAGTTCTTTTTCAACGCCATGAACGGGGAGTTCGACAACCTGGCCGGCAATTTCGCCAAGACATTGCAGCGCATGGCCGCGGAGCTGGCGGCCAGTGAGGTGCTGAAACTCCTGACCGGGGATATGGGCGAGACCGGCAAGATGGGCGGCTGGATCGGCAAGGGGCTTTCTTTTCTGGGGTCGCTCTGGGGCGGCGGTGGCTTCGGCTCCGTCGGTGCCTCCTCCACCCTGGCCATGCCCGGCGCGGAAAATGTTTTCGCTGGATTCGCCCACCGCGGCGGCATTGCGGGGGCGCTGACGGATCAGCGCCTGGTGCCCGCCGCGCTCTTTGCCGGCGCTCCGCGCTACCATCGCGGCGGCCTGGCCGGTGATGAGGTGCCGGCCATCCTGCGGCGGGGGGAGGAGGTGTTGACCCGTGCTGATCCCAGGCATCGGGAGAATGGCGGCGGCGAGAGCGTCGTGGTGAATCTCAACATCGATGCGCGCGGGGCTGATGCCGGCGTCGAGCAACGGATCCGCAAGATCGCCCGCGAGGAGATCATCCCGCAGGCGATCCAGGGGGCGACCGCCAACACCCTGGGCGCGATGCGCCGGCCGAGATTCGCCTGATGGCGCTGATCACCCTCCCCACCATCGGCGCCGCATCCGTGCACCCGCGGCTCATCCGCGGTGACGTGCCGCTGGAGAAGATGGGCGGCAGCGTGGTGGTCGTGGCGCCGCCTTATGCGGTGTGGACTCTCTCCATTCCGCTCGGCACATTAAAGCTCGCCGATGCCCGCGCCTGGTTCGCGGCGTTGGCGCAGCTCAGCAAACTCAGCAACACCTGCAAGGTGATGCCGCCCGGCTACCCTGGCCCTGGCACGGGCTACGCCGGCCCCGCGCCGCTGGTGCTCGGCGCCGGGCAACTCGGAACAAGCCTCAATGCGGACGGGGTGACACCGAACGCGGCGATCGCGTTGGCCGGGGATTTTATGGAGGTGAACGGCGAGTTCAAAATTCTGACCGCGAACGCGACCGCGAACGGCGCCGGGCAGGTCACCTTTGTCTTCGAGTCGGCGCTGCGCGCGGCCCCGGCGGACAACGCCGCGATCGACATCGCGACGCCGAAGATCACCTGCCGGCTGGCGCAGCCGGTCGCGGAGTGGGAATACCGCCGCACCTCGCTGCGGCATGACATCACGCTGGACCTGATCGAGAGCTTCTGATGCGCGATATCACGGCCGGCATGACCACCGCGCTCGGCGCCGGCGTGATTCGCCCGGTACTGATCGGCCGCCTCGATATCGCGAGCGATCCGGTGGTGGCCTGGACCGGGCCGGGCGTGTTCGCCCCCACCGGCACCGGCGATGCGGCGCTCGACGGGCGGACGTTCCTGCCACTCGCGCCGTTCCTGGAGATGTCGCCCATCGAGGAGGACCAGGGCATCGGCGGGCCGGTGACGCTCGCGCTCACCGGGCACGATCTGGACGAAGAAACCCTGCGCCAGGTGGTGCGCGACAAGCGGCAGTGGCGCGGCCAGCCGGCCTATCTCTGGCTCGGCCTGCTCGCGGCGGATGAGAAGAGCGTGATCGCCGATCCGGTGCGCATCAAATCCGGGGTGATGACCGGCATGACCGTACTGCGCAACAAGGAGACGGCGGAGGTGCGCGTGACCCTCGATGCGGACCTCGGCAACGCCCGCAGCGCGCCCTACCGCTGGCTGGATCACAGCCGCATCTATCCGAGCGATACCTTCTCCGCCTACATCATCAAGCTCGCGAACAAACCGCAAGGGTTGACCGGCGCGGACGTGCGCGCCGGTGTGGAGTACGAGAGATACGTGGCAGGCGTGATCGCGGGGGCGGTGAGATTCCGATGAGACGCCCCGACTGGGACGTACGATTGAACCTCTACCTGCTGGGGGCGCAGCGCCGTAGCTTCGCGTATGGCGAGCACGACTGCTGCACCTTCGCCGCCGGGGCGATCGAGGCGATGACTGGTGTGGATTACATGGCCGAATTCCGTGGGCGCTATGACTCGGTCGAGACCGGCAAGGAGGCGCTCAAATCTATCGGCCACGGCTCCTTGCTCAAAACCCTGTACAAAAAATTCGGCAAGCCGCTGTCCGGCGCGCACGGGCGTAAGGGCGACCTCGCCTGGTATCGCGGCGCGCTCGGCCTGGTGCTGGGGCGGCAGGCGATCTTCCTCGGCCGCGAGGGGATCGTCCTCGTGCGGCTGTCACAACTCCAGCGCGTGTTCCCGGTGAACTGATGGGCAAAGTAGTCAAAACGGTCGCCATCGCCGCGGGCATGATCGTGATAGGCATCGCATCCGGCGGCACGGCACTCCCTGCCTTTCTGGCCTTTAATTTAGGGGTATCCGTCGCTGTAACAAGCGCAGTAGGAAGCGCTTTACTTGGCATGGGTGTATCGATGCTGATGGGCGCGGCTATGGGTGCGTTTGCGAAAAAACCGTCAGCCCAAATGGATACCGCGCTCGATCGCCTGCACATCACCATCAACCCGCAGGCGCTGGGTAAGTGGGTGTTCGGTGAGAGCGCCGCGGCTACGGATATTGTCTACGCCGAGCAATTTGGTTCGAGCAAGGACCGCATCCTCTACATCATCGCCGCCGCCGCGCATCAGGCGTATGCCTTCGGGAATTTTTACATCAACGATGAGTTGATCTCATTCTCCGGCGACGGGGCGACCGGCGCCTGGGCGAACACGCTCTGGTGGAGGTATAAGACCGGCGCGCCGGGGCAGACCCACATCGGCAACAGCTTCGGCGGCGGGACGCATTCGCTCCCGGCCTCCTTCATCGGCGCCGGGCTCGCCTACTACGGTGTGGTATTCGCGGCGGGGAAAGATAAGACCAAGGACGGTCTGCCGACGCGCCTCACCCAGCGCGTGAAGGGCGCACCGGTATACGATCCTCGCAAGGACAGCACGCGCGGGGGAAGCGGCACGCACCGCGCCGACGATCAGACCACCTGGCGTTATAACGACGGCGGCGTGGACATCGGCGCCAACTGGGCGCTGGTGGTGTTGTTCTATCTGCTCGGCTGGCGCAGCAACGGCAAGCTGGTGTTTGGCGTGGGTGTCGATCCTGATGATATCGACTACGATGCCTGCATGGCCGCGGCCAACGTCTGCGACGCGACCATCGACGGCAAGCCGCGCTACCGCATCGGCGGACTCTTGGACACCAGCCAGGAGCACGAGCAGATCATCTCGCAGTTGGAGTCCGCCATCGGCGGCAAGGTCGGGAAGTTCGGCGGCAAATACACCATCTGGGCGCCGCACGACGACCTCACGCCGACGGTGACCATCACCGAGGCCGATCTGCTGCGCGACGCCGGCGTGGAATTCGTCCCCTCCGGCCCCATCGAGCACCTCTACAACACCGCGCGCGGCCGCTACATCGAGCCGGCGCAGCTTTACCAGGCCATCGATTACCCGGAGGTGGTGGAGAGCACCGCCGTGACCGAGGACGGCCGCGAGCGCGTGCTCGCGCACGACTTCGCCCTGGTGCAGGACCAGAGCATCGCCGAGCGCGTGGCGCGCTACCTCGTGCGCCGATCCCGCTTCACCGCGACCTGGCGCTTTGCACTGGGGCCAAAGGGGCTGTTGTTCAAGCCATTCTCCGTCGCGACACTCAATATCCAGGAGACCCATTACGAGGACGTGACCGTGCGCATCATCAGCATGCAGTACGGCATGCAGGGCGCTGTCGCCATCGAGTGCATCGAGGAGGATTCCAGCATCTATAACACCAGCGCCGCGCTCGGCACGCCGGTGACGCAGCTCGATCCGGCGAGCTATGACCCCGCGACGACCGTCGCTGTGAGCGGGCTCACCGCGGCGGACATCAGCATTACCGGCAGCGCCGGCACGGCCGAGGATGCGCTCAAGGTCTCGTGGACGGACCCCGGCGGCTTGGTGCGGCACACGCAGGTTCAGTATAAAAAATCCACGGACACCGATTACATCGACGTGGCGGCCGCGGCGATCGACTTCACCCATGCGCTCATCGTGCCCGTGCAGCCCGGCACCCTCTACGACGTACGCGCTCGGCATATCACGCTCGCCGGCGTGCAGGGCGCGTGGAGCGGAGTGCAGGAGACGGCGGGCAGCACCCACAGCCAACCGTGGGACAGTCTGAGCGGCACCCCGCCCACGACAGTTCAGAACGCCCTCGTCCCCACCACCTCCGGCAACCTGCTGCGCAATTCTGTGTTCGGCGTAGGCAGTGATGGGCTGTGGAATTGGAGCATTATATGGGATGCTGATGGGATCGGCTGCACATTGTCGCGTGTAGCTAGCGGCGCTCAATATGTATTACGAGCAGCGTGGACCAGTGCGGCTGGAGCAGATACTAATGCTCTGAGTGTAGGCACTCATGTTTCTAATTTCGCTGTGTATGGAATCCCTGTGGTTCCTGGGGCAC